TGGGCTGATGACTGCTTTTTTGGTTTAATTAAGATGAATTGCGGTAGCAGATCGAAAGCTGGAGCGGGAGGATCGTAGTTATCCACCCTTGGGGAACCTATGACTGAAAGGAAATCAATGTTTGAGAGTGGATTCGACAGATTCTGGGCAGCATGGCCAAAGTCATTCAGAAAAGGCGGCAAAGCAGCCTGCCTAGCAAAATGGAAGAAGACCTACTGTGAGACTTGTGCAGATCAGATCATTAAGCACGTTGAGTGGATGAAAACAACCGATCAGTGGCGAAAAGACAACGGTGCATTCATTCCAGCACCACTTGTTTACCTAAATCAGGCAAGATGGGATGGTGCAGAGATTCCAGAAATCAAAAAGCCGCTTACGATGGAGCAAGAGTACCAGCAGCGTATTGCCAACACAGTCCCGATGCCTGACCACATCCGGGAGCGGCTGGCTCAGATCAGGCGAGGCGTATGAGCGCAAACCAAACCCAGGTCGGAGGCACACACTACACGGCCAAAGCGATCCAGCCTTGGGAGGCAATGCAAGCCTGGATGACTGAGGAAGAGTTTTCTGGGTTCCTGCGCGGCAATGCCATCAAGTATTTGGTGCGGTACAAGGACAAGGGTGGCGTAGAAGACCTACGCAAGGCCCGGCACTACTTGGATAAACTCATTGAGATGAACATCAAACCATGACACATGAGCAAGCACAAAAAATCCTCGACAAAGTACGCGAGGGTGTTGCCTACCCGTCCGGTGTTGTGGATTTCGCCTTACAACTCACCGGAGACCTTGAGTTATATGAGGAGAACCGAGGCCAGGGAATGGGTCGAGCGGTACAAACGCAAGGCCAGACAAGTTGGGGCAGAGCAGGCCAGGATTTGGTGGAGCGTCATCATCTCGGCCATTGAACGCAAACGGGGCTTAGACGCGGCAACAGAATTGCGGAGACTCATGAATGAGGAGCGAAACAAGTGATTGATCCATTTAAGATAGATAGCCCGACTTGCATCAGCTTTAGCGGCGGCAGGACGAGCGCCTATATGCTTTGGCGGGTACTGCAAGCAAACCACGGGCTTCCGGATGAGGCTGTGGTGTGCTTTGCGAACACCGGCAAGGAAGACGAGGCGACATTGCGTTTTGTAGATCGCTGCTCAAAAGAATGGGATGTGCCAATAACATGGGTTGAATATGCAGAGGCAGAAGAAACAAAAGACAGGTTTAGGGTTGTTGATTTTGAAACAGCCAGCCGAGATGGTGAACCTTTCGAAGCGATTATTCGTAGGCGCAACTATTTGCCTAATCCTGTTAGCCGTTTTTGCACAGTAGAAATGAAAGTTCGGGCTATCCATCGCTATCTAAAATCCATTGGATGGACGGAATGGGATTCAATGCTAGGAATTAGAGCAGATGAGCAGCGCAGGCTGGCTAAGATCGGCAACCAGGACTATGGTAAGCATGAGGAAAAAATAGCGCCTCTAGGCCGTGTTGGTGTCACAAAAGAAACAGTAGGAGAATTTTGGCGTAACCAGCCGTTTGATCTTGAATTGCCAAACATCAATGGAGTTACATACCACGGGAATTGTGATTTGTGCTTTCTGAAGGGCACTAGCCAGACAATGAGCCTGATCCAAGAAAAACCTGACAGGGCTGTTTGGTGGGCCAAGATGGAGGCGCTGGCGCTGGCGCTGGCTTCTAAACCTGACGGCGCACGTTTTCGGAAGGATCGTCCGGGATATGCGGAGATGATGGCTTATGCCACAACCCAAACCGATTTTTTTGGCAACGACGAGACGATTCCTTGTTTTTGTGGGGATTAAATGACTTTCATGCTTCAATTCCCGATTGACGCGCCACCAGTACCTAAGGGCAGGCCCAAGTTTTCCAAAATCGGTGGCTTTGTCCGAACGTACACACCCCGTAAAACGAGTGACTACGAAACGATAGTGCGGGAAACCGCCAAGCAGGCAATGGGGCCAACTGAAGTCCTAGAAACGCCCGTAGCGGTCTATCTGTACATTAGGCTACCTATCCCTAAGTCCTACCCTAAAAAGCGCCTGGAGGCCTGTTTACGGGGCTTGGAAAGGCCAACCAAGAAACCGGACATAGACAACCTAGCGAAAAGTGTCCTAGATGGGCTAAATGGTGTGGTTTATGTGGATGATGGCCAGATCGTCAGCCTACACGTCACAAAAGTCTATTCATCAGCGCCTGGGGTTGATGTTCTCATCAAAGAGGAATTGCCATAAAAAACGGCCCCGAAGGGCCATTCTTACCGCTTGCCTAGGATGATCCTAAGCAGCAGGGCTAATCCAGCGTAAAGCATACAGAGGCCTCAATTTGTTCGATGATGGTCGGGTCAAGCACAGGCAGAATGTCCAGCCCATGCACCTTGGCTGACATTAGGTAGGCTACTGGTGGCCATGCTGGGCCGCAGGTTGCAGACTCTGGGTCAGTGTTGGCGGGTTCTCCAGGGTCATATTCAAGCTCACAGTCAAGCTCGATTCCTGACCCAGCAGAGTAGGTGTGGTTTATTGTTCGCATGGTTTCATCAGTAGAACAAAATGTCAAAGTAGGCTAGGCCAAGGATTGCAAGCGCAATGCCGAATAGGATAGCGGCCAGGATATCTTTTGTGTTTTCGGACATGGCTTACTCCCCAAATTCGGCGTAATGCTCACCCATTGCGCGAGCCATAAGGGTTAAGGCGCGTGCATTTTCTGCGCCGTACACATCCTCTCTATCCCAAAATCCCGTGCCATGCCCGTTACGGGTAAGCCATAGATCATGCCCTACCTGTGTCGGATCAAACTGGGTCAGATCGATAGCACCGGAACAAGCCAAGCGCAGCCGGTGACATGCGGCCCAAGCCTCGCGCATGGTGTCAGGGCTTAACGGCTCATCGGCCGATGGCTGGCCATCTTCGCCAGTTTCAGTGAAATAAATAGCCTCGATGTAAGCATCTGTCATTTTGTCGGACATCATTGCACCCCTTAAACCGTTTCGAGTTGCTCATTGGCGAACTGGATGCCATCCATGAAGGCATTGATTAGATCGTACAAATCGCGCTTTGTGGTGTGATAACTGATAATCGGCGTGCGGATTCCACCGCTATCATTGGCCATCCTGTGCAAGCACACGCCACCGTAAGCATAGGACAGATGGAAATTGCCGATATTGGCCACAGCACGGCCGTCAACAGTGGAATAGGGCGACAGTGGCGAACCTGTCAACTCATTGAGACGTCGCACACGGGCCTCAAGCATGGAATCGGTAATACGGTTTGTCATGATTTACTCCAAATAGACCCCTAAGGGCATTAGTGCAACAGCGCACCCCATAGCACCCGGATGGATGCTACAGGGTAGGCTGTTAGATTTGACCCTCTTCCCGGGCCTTGTCTACAAAACGCACCCATTCTTCAGATTTGCACACGCGGTAGCCGTTTCGCTTTGCTTCGGCTTTCAAATCTGTAAAGTAGTGTTCGAATTTCTCGCGCAGTTTTTCAACAGCGACAGGGCAAGGATTGCTAGTTGTCATGGCGAACCTCACTCAACAGCTACGATTGCGCGAGCATCAAGCTGCTTGCTAGCTATGTCGTGCATAGTCCAGCAATCACGGCCACCCCAATAGGCAGCTTCCTCGTCATCAGAAACGATTTTCTTAACCTCGCCAATAATGAGAGTGTTGCGGATCAGATCAGACCCGCGTGGGAACTGGTAGAAAATCCAATTCTTGAAGAATGCTAGGTACTCTGTACGCGTGCTTTTCATGATGTTTCCTTAAGAGACCGCCGTGCATTGTGCTTGCGGGTTGACTAGAATTGTCAAGGAAACTAAACGCCCCTAGAATAGGGGAAACCCTTAGAAAAGCACTGATCGTTTATACAGCAGGTTAGCCAACACTTATGCCAAGGCCATGCACCCAAAACGTCCGCGTATTCAGACGCGAATTGTCAGATGAACAAAGGAAAATCCTACTTGCAGCAGGTGACGGTGACACCACAATCGGCTTCAATGAGTGCCTAGCACTGTGGGCCTCAATCCACGGGCTAAAGGCCAGTTTAATCCTCAATGTTCCACGTGAAACAATCAAGAGGAAAAGGAAGAGCAAGTACCCGGAAAATGGTGCATCCGATCCTCTCGACCTCGCTGATTCATAGGTGAAACAATGCATCTCACGCATAACCTCATGCGTATGTTGCATCAGGGTTTACCCTACTATCGTTAACCCTATTAGTGTTTACCCTATGCTCGATAACCCTATCAGTAGAAACCCTATGAGGGTTTACCCTGTGCGGGTTTGCCCGGATGTGTGATAGGGGGGGGAGGGTCGGGGTGGCTGTGTCAAAATTTTGTGGTGCCTCACTCCCACCTAAAAAGTCAATTTGACCTTTGCCGACGAGCAACAACGCCTGCTAAAAAAAAAGAGGAGAAAGAGTAGAGACCCGTAGATGGGTAGTCCTCTTGAAGAGGGAGCCTCTCGTTTATCTAGACTATGCCTGATGGCACCTGAGTTACGTTGCCCCGTTCACCTGACCTGCGGTGTCTCACGACATTGGCAGGGGGCTACTAGAAACTCACCCAGTTCGTCACGTTTATCCTACTTGGTCGGCTCAACCGCATAGAGGGGTGGGTCATGCCCCCGTGAACTCACTATATCATGGTTTACCCTATTCTCGTAAACGCTAGTTTCCTATACAATGGTTTATGGCTTACAGAACACCTGCTGTTTTACCCAAGACTGAGTACCAGCGGCTCAAAGAGCTAAAGAAGATGTTGGTGGAGTCCAAGGGCGAGGCTGTCGTCAAGAAGGTCATTGACATCGCCATGAACGACGACCACCCCCAACAGATGGTTGCACTTAAGATGTGCATGGAGAGGGCGTTGCCGGTCAGCCTGTTTGAGAAGACCAGCGCACAGCGTAGTGCTGTCAACATCACCATCTCTGGTATCGGTGTCCAGGTTGGTGAAACCATCGAGGCTGAGGACGTGGAGCCAAAGTATGAGTAAAGAAGTGAACTACTGGTTGGTGACAATAGATCGCCCTGAATGCTTGGATAAGACCAGGACACTGGTTGAGGACAAAAATATCCCAGAGTTTATTAGCTCAGTCATGTCTCATTTCCATTGGTTACACAAAGACCGCATCACTATCGAGACTTCAGACATCCTGCCGTATACCAGAAACAATGAGTGACCTGAACTTCTCACTACTGCCCTGGCAGCAAGAGGTCTACGCAGACCCGACCCGCTTTAAGGTGATCGCTGCTGGCCGTAGGTGTGGGAAGTCCAGGCTGGCCGCTACCATGCTGATCATTGAGGGGCTGCGGTGTCCCCAGGGTTCAGCGGTGCTGTACGTTAGTCCCACTATGGGACAGTCGCGTCAGATTGTCTGGGACTTGCTGCTGGAGCTTGGCAGGGAGGTGATCCAGACCTCCAACGTCAACAACCTAGACATTACCCTGATAAACGGGGCCAGGATCTACGTCCGTGGCTCTGACCGTCCTGACACACTGCGCGGCGTGTCTCTGACGTTCGCGGTGCTGGACGAGGTTGCCGACATCAAGCCACAAGCCTGGGAACAGGTTATCCGCGCCTCTCTGTCCGACAAGAAGGGCAAGGCTATTTTCATCGGCACGCCAAAGGGCAGGAACTGGTTTCACGACCTGTGGAAGCTGGGCCAGGAGGG